CATGAATAAAACGACTTACAAGAAAAATCAATCAGCAAAAGACTACATACGTAGGAACAAAGATTTCGGAGTTGCCACGTCCGACCGGGTCTACCGGTACGAGGGAACGGAAGCTGGGCGCGCTATAGTGTCGCAGTTTCCCCTTTCCGTGGAACTCGAGAACATCCCGGCTCGCCTGGCGTCCATCACCACCCAGCGCGAGAAGAAGGTCCCCGACCCGCAGTTGGGGCCCATCTCCAGCCTCCAGGAGGTCACAGTCCTCCGCAATGATGCGCAGACCACATTGTCTGCTATCAAGAAACGCCTCGACGTCGTCCCGGTTACGGACGTCGGCGAGGACTTCATTGCGGGGTTCGACTACCTCATGGAGATTACTCCCCAGCTGAAGCCGATCAAGGTTGATCGGGAACTTGTCGACACCTGGCTCGCGACTTTGGACACCCCGAAGCGCGAAGCGTGTCTCAAGGTCCTGGACGGCCCGATCCATTGGCAGGGGATGCAAGACAGGGAGGTTTTCGCAAAGCCTGAAAGTTTGCTCAAGCCCGAAGGGTCGGCCGCGAGGCTTATCCACAATGGGAATCCGGTGGTGGCGGTCGTCATGGGCGCCATTACCAACGCACTCCAGAAACGCGCGGTTATCATGCTCTCGGAGCGTAACCCTGCGTTCAAACCTGCGGAAGGCATTAAGGTGTACTTCCCGTCCGGCATGGACGACAAGCAGGTCGCGGAATTGCGTGGGAGGACCACTCAGGGTGAGGGAACTATCATCGAAGGCGACTTCAAATCTAACGACGCCACCCAGCCCAGCGGCATCCGTAAGAAGGAGGCTTGGTGGTATCGCAGACTCGGCGCGCCCGACTGGTATGTTAGAGAGTGCGTAGCGCTTACGCACATGAACGTGTTTTCTCGAACTCTTGGCATGAAGTTCGAGATAGTTGGTCAACGACACTCCGGCGAGGAGGCGGGGACCATCGGCAACACGTTTAACTCGGTCTGCCTCATCACAGGTGGACTTATACGAGCCAAAGTCAAGCGGGCAGTCGTTCTGGCCTACGGAGACGATACGAAGATTTGGATCCCCGAGTATTCCAGGGATCAAGCCAAGGAGGTGGCCTCACTACTAGTGGAGTCCACCGCCAACCACGGGATGGAGATGGAGGTTGCACTGCCGTCAAAGGAGCACGCGACCTTTCTCCAAACCAGAGTTCACCTCACCACTGGGGGCGAGGCGGTACCGTTTCCGAAGATGGGGAGATACCTGTCGAAGTTGAATGTCAGGGCGAACAACAACCCGGACATCTCAAACCGAGACTATGCGGCGGGGCGCTACTTGGGCCTCGCTCACCAATTCAGGTATTTCCCGACGATCTCACGTGTGTTGCTCGACTATAGCGACAAGCTTTCATCCACCCCATGGATTGAACGCAAACACAAAGCATGGAAACCGGTGACCGACCCCAACATGCTGCGTTCGTCCATTTTGGAGGTTCGTCGACCGCTCAAGCGGGATGAGGAGATGCTGGCGTTTG